CCTGCTTCAGACATGGGTTTGCCCGGTGCTACTTCTAACAGAGACTTGGATTTCCTTATCTCTACAGTGCCTACACTTAGAAAATCAGTAGCAGGTAACAAACTTTTGTTGGAAGTTTATGATGCTCAGTACGAGTTTAAAAAGAAAATACTGGCAGAGCAGAACAGGCTTATTAAAGAAAACGGTGGCGTACCTCCTTTAGATTTAGAACAAAAACTAATAGCGTTTTACACTAACGCTACGGTAATGTCTGAAGAGTTAAAAGCTAAAATTTCAGGTATTACTGAAGACGAGACTCGCCCTACTTATGATGAAAGACGCTTAGCTGAACTACTGGGTGAAACAGGTGGCGATACAGACGGTGGCACACCTACTAAAACGAAAAAGAATGTAAATCCTAGAGGACGGTAATATGTCACTAACAGGACAAGAAACTTTAGAGGACGTTAGAGGTTGGTTATTATCTAATGAGGCTTTAAAAGGAACTGACGAGTATGCACAGAAAGGTCAGTTATTTTTAAGCTTACACGACGAAGGTAATAACACTGAAAGCGTTGAGTCTAAAAAACAGTTAAAAAGCTGGCTTTTGGCTAATTCCGATAAAAAAGGCTCTGAAGAATATAACACAAAAGCCGCTAAGTTTATAGAACTTTCGGATGCTCCTGAACAAGTCACAGCGGGACAAGCGTTTAGGCGTGGTATTTTACAGGGAGCTACTTTTGAATTTGCTGATGAAATTAAAGCAGGTGCTAGTGCGGCGGCTTCTTATCTAATAGACAATCCAAGCGGTCAGAGCTTAAGTGACCTGTACGCCGCCAAGAAAGACGAAGAAAATAAGTTGTTAGCTCAATACAAAGAAGAGCAGTTTGGTTCTTACTTAGGTGGTCAGGTAACTGGCGGTATAGCTACTTTACCTTTAGGTGGTTTGTTCGGGAAGGCAGGTCAACTAGCCTTTGGTGTAGGAGGTAGAGGAGCTACTGCGGGTCAGACAGCTTTACGAGCAGGGGCGGCAGGTGCTACACAAGCAGGCTTAACTGGTCTAGGCGTGGGTGAAGACTTTGAGTCTCGTCTTAAAGGAGCCGCTTTGGGAATAGGTGTAGGCGGTGTACTCGGTGGCGGTCTAGGAGCCGGTGGTTATAAACTAGCAGAGAAGGTTGCAAACTCTTCTAATGGTTTGGTAAACAGAGCCGCTAAACTAGGAGGGAAGCCTCGTAGCACTGTTGAGGTTTCAGAGGAGCTAACACCACAACTACAAAGAATAGCAGAGTCAGCACAAGCCGCAAGGAACGCAGCATATGCAGGCTGGCGGGACAAACTTCAAGCTGCTGTAGATACGTCAAGTAAAAAGTTCTTCAAAGACGAAGCGGAAGATAAAGCGCCACAAGTAATACCTACTGGTGCTTTAAAAGCAATGGTAAACGGTATGCAGGGTTTAGTTACTGACCAGAAAAACATTAACGCTATCCTACAGGAAGCGGACAACGTAACTATAGATACCTATAAGAACCTTTACAAAACAGCTTGGGATTTACAGAAACAACTTGCCAAGAACAAAGCAGTTCCTTTTGCTAAGAAACTTAAAGATATTGAAGGGTTTGAGTACAGACATTTAGATTCAATTTTTCCTAACAAAGGTCTAGGAAAGGCACGTAGAGAGATTGATAACGCTGTTAAAGGTTTTGAAACAGGGCAGCTACTAAACGAACAGCTTGTGATGAAGATAGCTAAAGGGGAGCCTCTTGAAGCCACTTTTGCTAAGCAGTTTTTACCCAATAACTCAAAAAGTTTTGAAAACTACACTAACTTAAAAACAAGAGTTAATTCGTGGGCTAAGGAAGCAGGAGTTTCTACGAAGGAAGTAGACGAGATTTTAGCGCCTTTACGAGCTAACGCGTTGAGTGACGCTATTAACGACCCTAAGTTGTTAGGAGCTTTAGGTAAAACAGCTACGTCTGAGCAGTTGACAGTGTTGAAGCATTATAAGGAACTATTAACTCCTGAACAGTTTAAGTTTGTTAGTTCTCTATCTAAAATGCCTGCGAACCACATACAGAACAGAATGACATCCCTTTTAGATTATTATTCTAGTGCCGCTTTCTTAGGGCTAGGGGGTATAGGTGCGGGCGCTACAGCTTTAACAGCAGGCGGGGGAGCAGGTCTAGCTGTGTTAGGAATGTATATGGCTAGTCCTGTGTTGATAAACGCTGTGACTAAAAACAAACAACTTCTGGCACTGGCTACGAAAATTATATCAGCACCTTTGGATACACCGCCTAAAGAGTTGACACGTATGACAAACAACCTTGGCAAGGCGGCTTTGAAAGCGGGAATTATAACACCTTCGATGGCGATAAGCACTTTAAACTCATTGACGGACGCTAACAGAGAAGTTAAAAACCAATAGACGTAAAAAGGGGGTCGCAATGACCCCCAAGTTTACTTAAGTTGTTATACAGGTACTTAGAGTACGCATATAGCTATTAATTTAAACTATCTCACAGGCACCGCCGGTACACGCTAACTCCTGTGAGCCGGTGGTGTTGTCTTCCTGCTCGAAGTACACCAAGTCATTCCAGTTAATATCTTTAGGCATTGATGCTAGTAGTTCTTCATATTGTTCAGCACTAATGTCCTCATAAGGAGCTTGCTGATACGTATGGTCACTAACAGGCAACAAACTAATACCAGAACACAAGTCAAAGTTTTCCCATATCCACTGTGCTACTTGCAGGAACTCATTGTCCGTGTAGTACACAGTAATGCTGGGCTTATGCTCACACCAGAAGTTCTGATACGCCTTCCACAACTCTAGCTGCTGCATGGCTCCAACCTCAGCAACCGTAACGCTAGTCTCCGGTGCCTTGACAGGGAAGCTAAACACAGACGAGGTGTCCGACATCACATCATCCTCTACTGGGAATCCTGCTGTTGACATGAAGACTGCAAGCGGGTCTTTTTTGTCGCTACGTACACGTCGAATGTAATGCTTAGAGAAGCGAGGATGGATACCACTAGCACTATCAACAAGCTGAGACACAGTACCACTCGGCTTAACACATGTAATGGCAGCAGACTGATTAATGCCAAGTTTCTTAGCCCACTTTTTGTTAGTTGCGATAGCGACATCTCGTAGTCCCTCCAACGTTTCCTGCATCTCTACCGGGTCACCTTGACCTGACGTTAATGTGTTGTCCATGATACCAGTCATACTCAAGCCAAGCAGAGCCTCTTCCTCGGTGTTTCTCTGCCATACCCTACGTAGGTATCGGAAGTCCGTCAAAGTGGCCTGTAAGGTGCCAATGATGGCCGCTAGTTCTACCTTCTCCTTCAGGGTCTCCGCTGTGTCTTCCTCACGTACAACCACCTCAGACAAGTTACAGAACTGATTACTGCGTAGGATAATCTCAGAGCAAGGGTTAGTGCCAAAGTCCTGCTCAGGGTCACGACGACCGTTCCTAGCTGCAATCTTCTGTGCTGCTACACGACTAAACAAACCACGCTCACCTGACTTAGACTCATACAACGTCTGCATCTCATTGAGGAACGCCTCGAAGTCTGGCTTCTCTGTGTACGCTACGCTGTTGTTAGCCAATCTACGGTGTCCTTCGTTCTCCCACCATGCTCCTGACTTAGCCTTAGCCATACGACCGTCTGACAGGTTAGACAAACTAATCAGGGCTGAACGTCTAACACCACCTACAACTACAATGTCAGCTACCTTACACACGACATCGTGACACTCAATGCTGGTTAGCTTGCGTCCTGCTGCGTTACGGAACACAGCGACACAGAAGTGGAACAACTCGTCCAAAGGAGCAGCGCCTGACGCTCGACCGCCGAAGGTCTTGAGTCTTGCACCTGCTGGTCGAACCTTACTCATGTCCCATTTAGGTATCTTACCTGCGTACAGCATGGCGATAAGCTCACGGAATGATGATGCCCAGCCAATCTTACTATCCTCAACCACAATCGTTGTGTCAGTCTTATGGAAGGACTCAGCAACGACAGGTAGCTTTGCAATGAAGTTACGCTCAACGCTGAAGCCGACACCAGTACCGCACATCAGGACGTACATAAGCTCATCAAAGCTGCGTGGTGAGTCAATGGCTAGGTAGCTACAGTTGAACCCTGCTACGTTGTCCTTGTCCAGAGCTTCACCGGCAGTCATAAGGCAGCGCATTGAGGGCATGACCTTCAGGCTGTGGATACCTTCGTATAGACGTGCCGCTGTTTTATTATCCAACTGGCCGCGATTCTTCCAGAAGTCTACGTAACGCTGTACTGTCTCTTCCCAAGTCTCCCGGCGACCTTCCTCAGACATCCACCGTGCGTAGCGTGACTTGTGTATGAACTGTTGATATTTATCCATTCTTCTTTTTCTCCTTATCTTGTTTGTCTTTATTTTTCTTACCGAAGATAGCATCGTAATTGCTTTCGTATTTCTTCTTGTCGGTAGGGCGTACTGCTGAACCCTTACCGCCGTGTGTCTGACCTTGTGCCATTACGACACCTCCTTTATCAGTTTGTTTAAGTACCAGCCTGCCTTCTCTAAGTCTTCCTTGGCCTTACCCTTGTAGTCATAGCGCCACAGGTACTTCATGCAGTTGCCTTTGAGGTAGCCTCTGAACTGTTCGTTAGACATCGACTCAGCGATAGCTTCGATACATTCAATGTTACCTGTGTTGTAATGTTCAGGATTGTTTACATTGTCTATTTTATGTAACACTTTATCTTCCTCCTGTTCTTCGGTTACCAAGGCTGCGTACTTTGTTCTAAGGCTGTCCCACATCTCAGGGGTTGCTTTATTAATACTCATTGCTGTCCTCTCTATATCTAATCAGTCTGTCTTCAAATGCTTCCAACAGTTCCTCACCGTTTATCTCTAGCACTTCCAGTATCATTATCTCGTCGTGGTCGCGTAAGAACTGTTCCTTATATTCATCAAACGACATCTTATTTATCCCTCACGTACTTTAGTAATTCCTTGGTTGTCTTAACGGTGAAGTGAGCAAAGCCTTCCTTCTCACACCACTGTCCCATTGTCATCTTACTGCCCTTACGTACCTTCTTGTTGGGGTCTGACAATACAAACACTAACTCCCAGTCTGGCATTGAGTCTCGAATGGCGGTGTACTTTTGTGTGTCGCCTACTCGAAAAAACCCTTTAGCCTCTATTAGTATCTGCTTTCCCTCATGTACAAAGTCTGGTACGTACTTCCTGTGTATCGTGTAGGGCAGCCTGTAAGGTTCGTACAAGAACTCTTTATTGAGCTGGTCGTACAAGGCTGACTCCAAGCCTGACCTAAACTTCTTATTTTTCTTGGTTGGCTTACTCATTTGATTTTCAGCTCCTGTACGTTTGGCTCTTTGACTACCTTGCACAAGTACTTCGGTGCATATGAGTAGTTGAACAACCTAAGCTCGGGATAACAATGCTTCTTGTACTGACAGTAAGAGCAACCCATTGCTAACTTCATGTTACCTGACTTACCCTCTGGCTCCGGGGGATTGCAGTAGCCTGTTG